CGGAGTGACGTCGATCACCGGCACCGCTAATCAGATCACGGCCAGCGCTTCGACGGGCGCGGTTACGCTGTCGCTGCCCGCGACGATTACCGGGCTTACCTCGGTCAGTTCGACGGGCTTCACCGGCGCTCTCACCGGCAACGCTTCGACGGCTACGCTGGCGGCGTCGGCTACGGCGCTGGTTACCCCACGGGCTATTAATGGCGTGAACTTCGATGGCACCGCACCTATTACGGTCACCGCGGCGGCAGGCACTCTCACGGGAGCGACGCTGGCCGCGAATGTCCTCACATCGTCCCTAACCTCCCTCGGCACCATCGCAACCGGCACCTGGCAGGCAACGGCCATCACGGACACATATATCTCGTCCGCTGCCACCTGGAACGCGAAGCAGGCGGGCGACGCGACATTGACCGCGCTGGCCGCCTACAACACGAACGGCCTACTGGTCCAAACGGCGGCGGATACGTTTGTCGGACGGACGATTACCGGGACGGCAAGTCAGATTACGGTCACTAACGGCGACGGAGTGTCGGGCGCGCCGACGCTCAGCTTGCCCGCGACGATCAATGTCAATACCAGCGGCCTTGCGGCAACAGCGACGGCGCTAGCCGCCTCGGTCACCTCCGGGCGGCTCTGGATTGGGAACGGGACGGGTGTGCCTACCAGTGATTCGGGCCTGACGTTCGACACGAGTACGAAGGCGCTCGTGGCATCAGGTGATTTCACATTGTCTACTGACGGCAAGGCGATTCTGTCAGCGGCGGGAACGGTGTACCTAAAGCCGTCAATTACGAATACAGATCAATATATCCAAGTCAATCCTACAGGGCTAAACACGATCACCGGTTTTCGGCTGCACGGGCAAGCCAGCACATCCATTGGCGTTCGTTCGGATTTCCTGCAAAGCGGCGCGGACACCATTATTCGGAACCAGACGCTCGGGGCCAGTTCGCAGGGGGCTATTACGCTGGAGCAAAACGGTAGTGTCAGGCTGAAGGTATTTGCCACCACCGGCAATATCGCCATCGGCACCATCACGGACCTCGGCTACGGCCTCCACGCCGCCGACAAGGGGACGAACGGGAACCTGCTTTGCGCAGATATGACCGCCACCACCGGCACGACGCGCTGCCTGCACATGGCCGGGCAAGGACAAAGCGGGAATATTTTGGAGGTGCGCGGGTACAACGCCACGCCCGCAAGCGGGACGTTGTTTATGGCCGTCGATTCAGCCGGATTCCTCCTTACCCAATTTTCCACGCCGTCCTCGTCGGCGGAAACTTGCACGCAGGGCCGGATTAAGTGGGACGCCAATTACATCTACCTCTGCACCGCCGCCAACACCTACAAGCGCGCCACCCTGGCGGCGTTCTAACCCTCAAAGGACACCAACCATGCAAACTATCCTCCGGGCTACGGCCCTCCTCCTCCTCGCGCTCGGGCTCCAGGCGCAAACCCTAACGATCGCCCTCGAAGCCCCCGGCGTATCCAAATCCAAGACCATCAGCGGTGCGCCCGTAGCCGCTGGGCTGGAGGTGCTGGAAGCGTTCCGGCTCACCCAATACACCGAAAAAGACGGTGTGAAAACGTACAAATACGCCGACGTCGGCGAGGTGCTGCAAGCGCTGATTGTCGGCAAGATCCTCGAACTCAGCGACCAGTACCCGACGAGCGCAACCGCCGCACTGCGGGCGGCAAAGGCGAAGGCGGACGCTGATCTGGTGACGGCGCGCAAGGCGCTGGAAGCCGCCGCCACTAAATAGACACCACGCACAACCCGCACACAATGCCCCCCGTTGCCTAACCGGCGCGGGGGCATTTTTGCTATATAGCGGTTTGTTTGCGGTGGCGCGTGTTTGATGTTGACCGCACGCGGCCACGCGGTTATGGTTGTGTTGTGAGCAACACAGACACCAACGGCGCAGAGCAGAGAAAGCCGGTGCAAGTAAGCCTGCGACCGTCGATCTATGCGATTGCCACAAACTTAGCCACGGAGCACGGAACATTCCCTGGCCGGATCATTGAGCGGGCGCTTATGGCGCTTGCTGGAAAGAAGGGCAAATGAACGAAGCAACTAACCGCTACCCGTCCAACGCCGCCGCGCTGCCGATGAATAAATCGGCGCGCATGGCCGGTGAGATTCTTGAAAAAGCCATGCGGCGCTCGTCCGCATGGCGCATGGCCTGGGCGCTGATTGAGGCCAAGGCGAAGGCCGGCGACCGCGAAGCCGCCAACCTGATGCTATTCGTGGACTCGGGCGGTGCGGCATGATCGGCTGGGGCGGCGGGCCGGAAGACTTGCGGACGTTTCAGCGCCGGTCTGATCTGATCGCGGCGGCCGCAGCGCTGGTGTGGGTGGTGGCTTTGGTGGTGACGCGATGACGGCGAACACGGGCCGCTACCGCAAAGTCTCAACGCCACACGAAAGCAAAGCGGCGGCGGCGGAACAACTGGAAAAATTTATAGCGGTGGTCGAAGCCGCGCGCGAGGAGTACCGGATCCCTGAAATTGTCGCTTTTGTCGCTATGAACGTGATTGATGATGGCGGCGTGGAGGTCCAGCTTTGCGCAGATTTCCAGTATGGAAACGAGGGTGGCTGGCCTATGCTCGCGGCTCGGCTATATGCGGTGGTCAGCGAGCGCATGAAGCAGGCACTGGCGCGGACGATGAAAGGGGAAGCGCGATGAGCGGCCAACGGCGGGCGAATTGGAGGACGGAAGCGGCGCAGATGGTTGGGCAACTCGACGCGCGGCTATTAGTTCGCATCGAGGCGGCTGAGGAGCTTGCGACGCGGCGCTTTGGTACGGTTGGGAGCGTATTGGATTTGCACGCGGCGCGCATTACAAAACTGGAGCGGCGGGCCACAGCTTCTGCGGTAGCGTTAGTGCTGGTTAGCCTCGCTGGCATTCTACTGGCGGTGACGCGATGACGCCCCTTTATTGGATCGCATTTCATATCGTCGCGTTGTGGGCTATCTGCCTGACTGCCACGCGCTACGACTGCCACGACCGGTTGACGGCCACGCTGGGCGGGGTGGCGTTTGGGCTGAACATCATTGCGCTGGGCGTTAGGGTTTGGGCGGTGTTCCATGGGTGAGCAATTCATCCACGCCGAACGCTTCGACGCGCTGGCGGCGCTCGTGCCGGAAGTCTCGCAAGATCCGGCGCAACGCCAAGGCTTTATCGGCGGCACGGACGTTCAGCATATTCTAGGCTTGGAGCCCTACGGCTGCGCGCGCCGGCTGTGGTACCAGAAGACGGGCGCGGCGCCTGATCGGGCCTTCAAGATAACCGGGCCGATTGTGGCCGGTAAGTTGATGGAGGACGGCATCGCCGAAATGGTCGCAGAACTGCGGCCAGATTGGAAGATTCGGCGCAAGCGGGCCACCGCGAACGGGCACGAACTGCAACGGGTTGACCGGGCCATTGTAGGACAAGAGCGCGGGCCGGGCGTGCTCGAAATCAAGACGGTAAGCGACCGGGCTTACTGGGACTGGAAGCGCGACGGTGTGCCGCTGGGCTATCTAATGCAGGTGCAGTGGTACATGCGCGTGCTGAAGTGGTCCTGGGCGTGCGTCGCGGCGCTTAACCGCGACACCGGGCAGCTCGACCTGTACGAGATCGAAGCGCGGCCGGATTTGATGGCGGCCGTCGCCGAAAAGGTCGATTGGTTCATGTCGCACCACGTTGACCAGCGCGTGGCGCCGGCATGGCTAGAGGAGCGCGACGGGCGCTGTGAGTCATGCCAGTGGGAGCCTACGTGCCAGACGGACGAATGGTCTGCGGTGAGCGACCAGGGGTTGGTCCAGATTGACGGGCTTGCGCCGCTGGTGGCCGAGTACCAGCGGGCGAAGGATCTTATCAAGCGTGCGGAGAAAATGGCCGACGTTCTCCGCACGGGCGACGAGTCAGCGGAAGACGAACCGCACCGGCTGGGAATTGACGCGCTGATTGGCGTCAACGAACAGGCGCGGGCATCGGCTGACGAGCGGGTGTTATTCCGGGTGGTGGAGACTCAGCGGGTTGATACGGACGCGCTGAAAACGAAGTACCCGGATGTGTATGTAGACGTGTTGAAGCGGTCGGTTTCGCGGCCGCTGCGAATTTTCAAAATCAAGGGAGCAAAGTGATGAGTACGACACAGCCATCGGCGCAAGCCGTGGAAATGAATCAGGTTCAGGAGATGGAGCGGATTGCCACGCTATTAGACCGCGTGACAGACCAGACGATGCGCCAGGAGGCCGAGCGCATGTTACTCGACCGGGCGCAAGCCTACCACGTCCGCAAGCGGCCTGGGTGCCAGAATCAGGACGAAGTGCAAATGAGGATTGCCGCTGGGCGCCCGTTTGGCTTGGACCGCGACACCTCGCTGAACGGCTTCGATGTGATTCAAGGGGTGGTGGCGATGCGGGCGAGCCTCCGCGCCGGGCTCCTCCAGCGGCACGGCTGGCACTGGCTGTTTGCGAAGCACGACATGAGTGAGTGCTCTCTGATCGCCACGAAGGACGGGCAGCCGTACCTCAACGCTGAAGGCAAGCCGCACGTCTTCACCTACACCATGGACGACGCGAAGCGCGGCAAGCTCGACGGCAAGGAAAACTGGAAGATGAATCCCATGGACATGCTGTTTGCCCGGTGTATCACGCGGCTTCAGCGGCGCGTTTGCCCGGCGGCTACGCTCGGCATGGACATTCCCGATACGACCGAGCCGGTGACGCTGGAGATGGTCGTGCAGGAGACGGAGCAGCAGCGGGTGGCCGGTAAATCAGCGTCTGCGCTTGACGCGCTCGAAGCCGAACTGACGCGCGAAAGGGTGGCGGTGGCGAATGTTTGAGCACGGCGCATGGTACACGGGCGCTATCAGCGCTGTCGATTACATCAAGTCCGAAAAGAAGGGCACGCCGGGGCTTCAGATCACCGTCGAAGTGTCCGACCGTGGCTCGATCACGGGCGTCTGGTGGCTGACTAACTCGCTTGTCAATAATCCCGACGACAAGGCGGCAAGCAAGGTGCTGCAATGGGAAGCCGCGCAGATCCGATGTAAGCAGTTTGGGTGCAACCAGGAAGGCTTAGTCCATCCGGAAACGTGGCTCCTGCATATTCAGAAAACGCTGATCGGCCAGCAAGCGTCAGTCATGGCCGAAGTCAACAACTACGGCGATACGTCTGCGCAGGTGATTTGCAAGCCGAAGGCTGGCGGTGGTGGTGGATTTGCGCGGGCGTCGGCATCGGCATCCCCGTTTACTGCGCGGCCGGCGAACTCTGACCCATTCGCGGTAGGAGACGACGACCAGCCCTTTTGATCACCGTGGGCAACCGCCCGCGGCCTGCCGACCACGTTGGATCACGGACCTGGGGAGGTACCGCCAGCGAATCGGCAGACCGGGCGCGGCGCGCTCGACTAGCGGCAGATGCAGCCGTAACCAAGCATCTTGAGTCCCTCGGATATGGCGTGGTCGGCGGGTGAAAGCGTCGGCCACGCACAGAAATAAGGAGAGAGAAATGGACGTGTTGAAGCAGGTGGAGGAGGCGCTGGAAATAGCGCGCCAGCAGTTTGGATCACATGCCGGTGAGTCGCAAAACGAGGAGATGTGTGAGCAAGCCATAGCCGCCCTGCGCGGGCTGGAGTGGAAGCCGGTGGCGGAGATGGAGGCGTTTGAGCCTCAAGGAGTTCGGATTGGGTACCACGGAATCGTTTCGTGGGTCATGGCCCCCTATATCGCTTATCGGCGCGGTGAGGTGACATCGATTTACACCCACTTCTACCGCCCGATACTGCCGACGCCGCCAAAACGGGAGGGCAAGTAAATGGAAGTTGCAATCGGCGGCTCGGTGTGCCTGTTTGGCATCGCCTACCTGCGCTGGAAGCCCACCCGCGCGGCGGTGTGGAACTACATCGCGGCCTGGGCGGCGGCGAACCGCGACGCGGCGATTACGCGGGAAGCGAAGATGCGGGAGTATTTGGAAGCGAAGGTGGT